TATTGTTCAATAAATATATATTTTGTAAAACTAAGTTAAACTTAAGACTATATATTAATGTATATACAATGGAAGAAAATACTAATACCAATACTGATATAACTGTTGATGAATGTCAAGAGTTAAAAAATATTAAATATAAAACAATGTTATTGAATGGAGCTCCATTACATGAAACTAAATCTTCAAATGATATTTCTAATCTTGAAAAGTTTCTTGAGGACGAAAAAATTAATAATAGCAATGAACCCTGGTGTAAACTAAATAAAACGATCAAGACAAAAAAATTAATTGAGTATGTTGAAATTTATAAAAAGGAAAAAAATCTTGATGAAAATGAAGCAAAAAATCTTGTAATATTTTTTAAAGATAGTCTCGATAAAAAGAAATTATGTCGAGTAAAAGACGTCATTTATGACAAAATTAATGGAGTTGTTAAGGAAATCCCAGCATTAACGTACACCAAATCTAATAAACACTTTACATTAAAAAATATGGATAAGCGCGTTTCAACCTTAAAATCATTAGCACCTAAAAAGGTAAATGGAACTGTAAGACATAAAGATGTACAACAAACTAATAAAGTAGATGATTCCGAATCTGACGATGAGAAGTAAATTTTAATATACTTTAATAATTATATTAAAAACATTTAAAGTAATATATATAGTATTATGTTTGAATTTGAAGATTTAGAAGACCTTGAAGATATAACGGATAAATTAATATTTGAGGATGAACCGTCTATATTTACCGAAGAGTATGCTGTAGAATTAGTTGAAACAGCATTACACTTAATGGATGAATATATGGAACAACATCCACATGCTATTTCCGAGCCTAACTTTCATGAAATTATATTAGAAGACATTAAAGAAATATTTTACGTTCAAATGGAAGAACATATTGATGACTTAAATATTGGCGATGATATTGAAGATGACATGAATGATCTTCTTGAAGTCGCGTTTAATATTTTTATTACTATATTTCATCCTGATAAATCGCAGGATAGTAAAGATAAATTTATAGAACCAAATAAGTTTAATGACGAAGAGCTAAGTATAATTGAAAAAAAGATACAAGGATTGAGAGACATCCCACAACCCGTTCAAAGAACACCTGAATGGTATCAATTTCGTTGGAATTTAATTACAGCTAGTAACGCATGGAAAGCATTTGAATCTCAATCATCTATAAATCAACTAATTTATGAAAAATGTCAACCTCTTAAATCATTTGAAGAAAATGGAGATGACGAAAAAATGGTTAATACTAATACCGCAATGCATTGGGGACAAAAGTTCGAACCATTGTCTGTTATGATTTATGAAGATATGTATAGTTCAACGGTAGAAGATTTTGGTTGTATTGGACATCCTACTTACAAATTTTTGGGCGCTTCACCCGATGGAATTATTATTGAATCATCAACAGATCGTTACGGAAGAATGCTCGAAATTAAAAATCCTGTAAGTAGAGAAATTACTGGAATACCCAAAAAAGAGTATTGGGTTCAAATGCAACTACAAATGGAGGTTTGCGATCTAGATGAATGCGATTTTTTGGAAACTAAATTTGTTGAATATCCTGATTACGATAGTTATCGAAATGATTCAGCAACTGTCAATGATTTAAATGGAGATGAATTTAAAAGCTATGTAAAAACTACCAATAATTCATACAAAGGAACTATTATATATTTTCATACAAAAGAAAGAAAACCATTTTATTTATATCAACCATTAAATTTATATTTAGCAGAGGATATTAGCAAATGGGAAGAAGACAATATTGAAAAATATGAATCTGAACCATTTAATTATTCATTTTTAAAATTTATTTACTGGAAACTTGATAAATTAAGTTGCGTACTAGTATTAAGAAATAAAGATTGGTTTAAAAATAATATTGGACAAATAGAAAAAGTTTGGAAAACAATTGAAACAGAGCGCGTTACTGGATTTGAACATAGAGCTCCTGTTAAAAAACAAAAGAAAGAACCATTTAAACCTTTTGTTGAAAAAGAATCACAAGGATGTCTACTTAAATTTAATAAAATAATTAAAATAGATTAAATAATTTATTTAGTATTTTATTAAATTAATTTATTTTATACGATTAATATACAAATGGTACGTCATTCTAAAAAAAATAGAAAAGGTGGTGATAAGATTGATGATATTCAATCACAACTTGATAGTATTCAACAACAAGTTAATGAACTAAAGAGTAGTTCTAGTTCATCAATGTCTGAGTCAATGTCAGAGCCAATGTCAGAGCCAATGTCGGACTCTATGCCAGAAACTGAGTCTATGCCAGAAGAACCTGTTAAGGTTGATAAATCATCATGGGTTGATGATAAAACTAAAAAATTCAGAGATGGTGCCGGAGGTCGTGTATCATTATCATTTAATAGAATCATGACTCTTTTAGATAATAATATTAAAAAAGGTGATACCAAAAAGAATTGGGCTACTATAAAGGAAAAATTAATTGATGCTAATAGTGTTGGTGAAGTCCAAGATGTGATTAACAATTATAAAATAAGTTTCGCATCAAACTATGTTGCTGGAACTAGAAGAAGAAAGAGACATGGTAAAAAACGAACACACAAAAGGCGTTAAATTTAATATATAAATTTTTTAATTATATATTAAAAATTAATACAATATATTTGGCGTATCTGTTCTAAATGGTAATAAATTATCATCAGTTGTAAAATAACCAACGCGTGTTCCTGAATCTGGATTTACAGGTGGCAATTGTTCAATATAATTTGAACCAGTTTTTTTCTCATGGTATAAAGCTCCGCACATTGAACCAGGCATACAGTTACCTAGATCAGGATTATTTGAATATCTTATATTATTTGTTATTTGGTCATATGAACCTAATTTAAATGTTGGATAATGCCACCACATATCTGCTGATGTTTCATTTGAAATTTGATTTTTACCAATAGGAGGATAAATATCTTGAACTAACACTTCAGTTTGAGCATTTGGAAATCCGCCCATTGCTCCGGCTAAAGAATAATTATTATAACCTTCTATAGAATTATTTAATTTGAAAAAAAGTGGTAAACCTATAGCTAATACTAAAATAAGAAATAAAAATACAATTTGATTCATATATATAAATTATATATTTTAAATTCTTTATAAAAATCAGTTTAAAACTAAAATATTAAATTATATAATAATGGAAACTACAACTGAAATGCGTGTAACAAAACGTAATGGAGAGTTACAAGAAGTAGCTTTTGATAAAATTTTAGAGAGAGTAAAGAAGCTAGGACAAGAAGCTGGAATTCATATTAATTATTCTTCTCTCGTTATGAAAGTAATTGATCAATTATATGATACAATTCCAGCAGCAAAAATCGACGAACTTGCTGCTGAACAATGTGCGTCCCTTTCAACAAATCATCCAGATTATGCGACACTAAGTGCTCGTATAACTATTTCCAATCATCAGAAAAATACTGATCCTATATTCTCAAATGTTATGATGACATTACATGAGTTTACAGATTCTAAAGGACAAAATAAATCACTTGTTTCACAAAAACTCTGGGATTTTACTCACCATCATTCAGAAGAATTAAATGCAATGATTGACCACGAGCGAGATTATTTAATTGACTACTTTGGTTTTAAGACATTAGAGAGAGCATATTTATTTAGAGTAAATAACGTTATTGTTGAAAGACCACAACACATGTGGATGCGTGTTGCTATTGGTATTCACGGAGATTTAAATAATCCAAACCAAGAAGAAACACTTAGACTTGTTAAAGAAACTTATGATTTAATGTCTCAAAAATTTTTTACTCATGCTACTCCAACATTATTTAATGCTGGAACTCCCAGACCACAAATGAGTTCTTGTTATTTGATAGCAATGGAAGATGATAGCATAAATGGTATTTTCAATACATTAAAGGATTGTGCTCATATTTCTAAGTGGGCTGGAGGAATTGGTTTACATATTCATAACATAAGAGCCAAAGGTAGTCATATTCAAGGAACAAATGGAACTTCTAATGGTCTAGTGCCAATGTTGCGAGTTTTTAATAATACAGCTAGATACGTTGATCAGGGAGGGAATAAAAGAAACGGATCATTTGCTATTTATTTGGAGCCATGGCACGCAGATGTAGAGGACTTTTTAGAAATGAGAAAGAATCATGGAGACGAAGAGTTGAAAGCACGCGATCTCTTTTATGCTTTATGGATTTGTGATCTTTTTATGGAACGTGTAAAAGATAATGCTAAATGGTCATTACTTTGTCCTCATGAATGCCCTGGATTATCTGATGTTTATGGTGATAAATTCAAAGAGTTATATGAAAAATATGAAAGTGAAGGAAAAGTTAGAAAGACTGTAAATGCTCGCGATTTATGGTTTAAAATTTTAGATGCTCAAATGGAAACAGGTACGCCATATATTCTTTACAAAGATGCTGCGAATTCTAAGTCTAATCAACAAAATCTTGGCACCATTAAGAGTTCAAATTTGTGCTGTGAAATTATTGAATATTCTGACGCAAATGAAACTGCTGTGTGTAATCTTGCTTCTATAGCGTTACCTCCTTTTGTTAATGAAAAAACAAAAGAATTTGATTACGCTAAGCTTCATGAAGTAACAAAAGTTGTAACTAATAATTTAAATCGTGTTATAGATATTAATTTTTATCCAACTGAAAAAACTAAAAATAGTAACTTTAAACATAGACCTATTGGTATTGGTATTCAAGGTCTTGCCGACGCATTTATTCTCATGGATATTCCTTTTCATTCTGAAGCCGCGAAAGAAGTAAATAAGTTAATTTTTGAAACCATTTATCATGGAGCATTAGAGAAATCAAATGAAAGTTCAATATTATTAGGAGCATATAGTTCTTTTGAAGGTTCTCCAGCATCTAAAGGTGTTTTACAATTTGACATGTGGAGTGTAACACCATCTGAACGTTATGATTGGGCTTCTCTTAAAGAATCTATTATTAAATATGGATTGCGCAATTCACTTTTGGTTGCCCCAATGCCAACTGCGTCAACATCACAAATTCTTGGTTTTAATGAGTGTTTTGAACCTTTTACTAGCAATTTATATTCAAGAAGAACTCTTGCAGGTGAGTTTGTTGTTGTAAATAAATATTTAATGAAAGAACTAATACAATTAGGTCAGTGGAATGAGCAAATTAAAAATAATATTATCGCTAATAAGGGTTCAGTACAACAACTAACAGTATTGTCAGAACATATTAGAGAAAAGTATAAGATTGTTTGGGAGATACCAATGAAACATTTAATTGATATGGCATCTGATAGAGGAGCATTTATTTGTCAAAGTCAAAGTCTAAATTTGTGGATGGAAGATCCTACATACAACTCGTTAACATCTATGCATTTCTATTCATGGAAAAAAGGTCTCAAGACCGGAATTTATTATTTAAGAAGAAAGGCTAAACATCAAGCTCAACAATTTACAATTGTACCAGACTCAAAGGAACCTGAAGAAAAAGATGAAATTTGCGAAATGTGTTCAGCTTAAGTAATTTTATCATATAAAATAAATCAATTTATATGATAAATAAATTATAATAATTGAATATCTTTTGATATTTTAATAAATTTATTACATTTTTCATTTAAATCTATATCATGCTTTAATTTCATGAAACATCTTAAAGTTACAAGTATATCATTAAATGAATTGTGTAGATTATTTGGAGTGCTTTCAAATAATTTTTGATGTAATTCTAATAGCTTTGGAAATTTTGTATACTCCTTTCCAAATTTATCAATTGCTTTTATATTACACAAATCAATTGAATCCTGTAGTGTACAACATATATTTTTATAATTTGTTAAGAAATGAAGATTATATTTGTATGCTTTTATT